AGCGCTTGGAGGTTTGAAACCTCGGATCTCCAGCGCATAGTCGATGGGTACGGCTCGTCCCTCCCAGTCCAATTTCGCCGCCCACTCAAGGGCCACGCTAGCCCATGGGGTTTCGCGTGCGAACTGGCCTGCACCAGGAGGTGGGAGCTTCAACGTACCCGGTTTCATTGCCTTTGGTCTACACGGCCGATATTTTCCCCCGTACGTCCAGTAGTCAACGTGTGCTTGTCGAGCAACATGCGCACGCAACGTACGGTTAGACACACGATAGGTCCCCTCGGGAACTTCATGAAACGGATCCGCAGGCGGACCGTCAAACAATGCCTCGAGGCTATCGCGCGTCTCTCTGAACAGCCTTCCATCGGCTGGAGAGAAGAAAATATCAACACGTGTAGCGTACTTGGATGGGTTGATCTCCTCGTTACGGAGGAGTGTGTAAAGTTGCGCGCGGACGGCCTTCGGCATGTCGCGCATCCCCTTGCTGGGATGGCCAAGTCCACCCAGAGCCACGGGAAGCTCTGGAGGACGCCTAAGCCGCCGAGCCTTGGCGCGCACGTCTTTACACAGGACTCGAGCTACACGCCGCAGTGCTTTCCACTGTGGCGCGAAGTATGCACCCTTGTCCATCACCCCAGAACCATCACGCATGAATTGCTTCAAGGGATAGGGATTATAGAACCGGGGCTGGCCCCCGGGTCGATCTGCAAGACAGAACGTCTCACAAAACGTATAACCCCTATCGGAAAGGAAAGTTTTCCCTTGATGCAATCCAGAGCCTACAGACTCGATACTTTTTCTGTAGGCTCGCAATTGGTGAGGCAGCGCAAGCGTAGCCAGATCATCTCCGCAGATGACCGTGGCACGTCCAAACACATCCGCTGCCCAACCGTTGATGAGCGAGAGTATTGTGAAAGAGAACGGAGTTCCCATCAAGCATCCCCTGTTCATAGGGACGTCCACATACTCTCCCGAGACACCAACGGCACCAAGTGCGCGAACCTCCTCCCACTGCGTCTTGGAAAAGGACGACTTCCGGTACCTCACATAATGCTTCGACTCTCCAACGCCAAGGGATTGGAGAATCGCTTCCGCGTACAGGCTGGACAAGCCCGCGCGCCTCAAACCGCGAACAACGGCTCGAATTGCATCATGAGAGAAACCATCGGTTGCCTTCGTCAGATCGGCGCTGACCCAGCGCCAATTTCCACGCGCTTGACATTGCATACCGGTTACGAACCCACCGGGCCCGACGCGCTTCTCGAACGCGCGCACCCGCTTGTCCAACTTTCTAAGGACAGGGAACACGGCCTTCCTGCAAATGTCACCCGCAGTAAAGACAGGTGGAGGAGGGATGGTAATGACACGCACCTTGCAGCCCTGCTCAGCGATCGGCGCAGCCTCGTGGACGAACCGCGAGTCCCAACTGCCATTCCCCAGACTGGAAAGCTCATTCATCGACAACAAGGTTCCGTAACCTTGCATGAGCTCACCTACTTGTCCAGTCGTGGGACATGGCAACTGCGTAATCTTGAGCAGCCTGTTAACGAGGGAGTCTTTTCCTGGGAAGGCGGGACCCGACGTGTTTGCTTCTCGTACAGGACCTTCGAACAGCCAGGGATAGCTGTTCAGCCAGTCAAAGGGCGTCGGTGGAGCCCTTTCTGCATGAAACCTGTTAAAGCCAGTCGTGATAAGCGACTGAAGCCAACCGTCGTACCCACCTTGGGAACCAGGACCCCCAACAACAGCATTCTTGCTGCTAGGTGCATGTATCCAAGTACGATTTCTCAACTTATCTCCAAATCTTACCACTACGCTCTCTTCAAGGTCCGCACAGACATCATCCGGACAAGCGTAGGATTTAGAGATATTACGGGCATGGTTGATCAACCCTTCAGCGACGCGGCGGGGCGATGCGACAGGAAGAGCCCGAGCGCACCTGGTGAAGGCCAGGGCACGCTTGGGTTCACGCACCGCCCACCGTTGAAGCCACCGCTGAAGGATCGCTGGAAGTTCATCCTCATATTTCTGCATGGAACCCGTAAGCGCAACGTTACGGAGGGACACGCACAAGGCCTTCACCTTGTCCGAAGTCCAATCAGAACCACGAGGACTGGAGGCGGAAACACACCTCCTGAA